ACTAATATAACCCCGTCCGGCATAAGGCGCGAACGCAAAATCAGCCATTCCTTCAATAGTAAGTAACGGCCCAAATAATGTATCCTCGTCTAATACGTGATAAATACTTCCCTCATTTGTATCATCATCAAAGGTTAAAACAATTAATGTATTACCCGTCGGAGTTGGGTAATTATAAACTCTTTTAACATTTGATAATGGAACATCTATATCCTGACTAATGCCAATTCCATCTCGTGTTCCAAATGATGATGAACCTATGAATTTAACATTTTCACAATCCTGAAAATGATCCAATGGAGTATTATCGGCATCACCTCGTGCCCATAAACCATTAAATTCATCAATTACGATTGGATCGTGGTCTCGCAGTTTCATTTTAATTTAATGTGCGTTTTTTCCACCTATGCGCACCCCAGGTCTTTGTTAAATTCCTACCTGTTAGGGATTAGGAATTAGCAGCAACGGCAGCAGCTAACTGTGCCGATGACTCATTCAATGCATTAACTTCATCCTGCACCGGCTTCAATTCTGCTTCAGTAGCACCATTAGCTAATGCAGCATCAACAGCAGCCTGAATACGTGCAGCCAAACCATTCAATGCAACAACCGCAGATGCATTTACTCCTTTCGTAACTTCAACTGCAGCAGCTAAATCATCCAGAACTTTTGGCATTAGACACTCCTCCTGATTGTGAGTTTACGACCGCTTGTTTAAGGGAATCAGAAGATTTAGTTAAGTCCGTTTGAAATTGACGTAACTTAACAAAATCAATTGTTTCGCCCTTGATAATAGCAACGAAAGCAACTAAATCTTCAATACCCTGAATTTGAAGATTAATCATGCAGGCACTCCGAAGTCAACTGCATCACTACAAAAATTACTAGACCAAGTATCTGAAACTGCACCAGTGAATCCAGATGCATTAGCAACTTGAGCAGCGGTATTAGTAAACTGATTCAGACTGACGTGATTATTTCCACCCTGGGCGGTAATAAATGTAGTGGAAATAACCTTATTCACTGCACCGGCACCAGCAGTCTTGAAGTCATTATTTTCAATGGCTGCATAACTAAGTGACATCTTAACGTCATTAGTATTCTGCTGGAATTTATTCCCATCGATATTCCAACTTAATGGAACAGCCTGAGCGGTATTAAGACTGAGGATTGCAGACGTAAGATTCTGAAACCTACAACCTAATACTTGAACGAATCCACATCCACCATTGTCTTCAATTCCGATAGGTGTAACTCCACCACCGGAAAAGTAACAATTAACGAATGCAGCATGTGATGCATCCAACAAAGCAGTGCGCGTTAATCGGACACAAGCAGATGCCGTATGCGGAGACATCTGTAAATTGACTAAACTCCAACCTTGCGCAATTAATTCAAGTAATGGAGTAGTAGCAACTGGAACTAATGGGGGAAGCCATGTAGCACCACCACCTGTAGCAACTCCAGCATCAGTTGCTTGACGTGGCGTAACTACGGAACCAACAATAGTTACATCAAACTTAGCTGGCGCAACTAATTGTTCCCTAATTACGCCAGTAACTACGATAATATCGTTATTTTGAACAAACTCAAACGCGCGAGCCATTGTTTCGAATCCACGATTAGGCGATAGACCGTTATTACCATTCGCGCCTGCCTGTGGATTAACGAACCAAACTTTACCTACAACGGTCGGATTGAGTCCATTAACAGCGCCACCGCGATTAACAAAATCCTTTAATGCGGCTTGATACTGAAATGGTGAAGGGGTCTGCGGTAATTGAACTGTATTCGGCACTTTGTGTCCTCCGTCGATTGGTTACGACGACTTCTCATTAGAGAAATCAGAGGTTATTGATACGAACGACGCTTATAAGATGAACGGAATGGCCTATGTCTAATTGATATTGCTTGCCTCCCTTTTGTTCCAATTCCAATTACTCTATCCATTCCTAATCCTGCGAATCCATTTAACTCGTCTGCACGAGTCTTATTCTCTGCCATGAATTCCGCACATAATCCTGCAGTTCGATATTGAAGAAACGTAGCTGCATTAATAATAGGAATATTTTCACTACCATCTACTTCAGTCAAAAGAGCGAAGAGGTTCCGAATATAATCCATCTTAATTTGATTAATTTGGTTACACGGCATTACCTTAATTTTTTGTGTAGCCCAAACATACCAAATAAATTGATTAATCTCCGTTCCTTCCTGCCATCGGGGTAATGATTCCAATCGTGTCATGGGAGTATATGGATTAACATTATACTGCCGTTCCCATAACAATTTAGGTTCAATTAAATTATCAGGTAAATAGGGTGTATTCGGAACAACAGGATCAGGTGCAAATCCAAATTCACTCGTATTCGCTGGAATAGTAATCTCAGCCGAAGTTTCATCAGTTACAGGAATATTGTTTAGTTCGAAAAATTCCTGTAATTCTTTCATTGCCATATTCAAAAATGGCAATTGAGCTAAATACGTATAAACAGACTTAGCCGCATCATTCATTAATGCAGCCGAAGAATCCATTACTGTCGATGCGAGTAAGTCTGTTGTGTTAGGCATGACTAATTATTGCGCGAAGACAATTCCGAGTTCCTTCGCACGAGCAGGATTAAGAATTGCTTTACAATTTGCACAAACTGGGAAATTAGGATTACGCGGACTACCACACGCATCACAACGAACAGTCTGAGCAAGAGTGAAATCTTTCATCCAATCTTTTTGGGTATCATTCAATTCTGATGCAGCTAATCGCATATCATCATGAATGACAAGTGGATTACCATTCGTTCGCGCCCATAGTCCATCAGCCAAACGAATTAGATTTTTATACCACTGAATCTGTTTAACAGTTGCCTTCTCTAATTCTTTAGTATAATTCTTTCGAATTGCATCAAGATTATGATTACCCGGAACAAAGAATAATCCCGGCATCGCATTGACCATATTACAACCTAATAATCCATTACAGTAATCGCGAACGATCGCGTCCGCAACTTGAATAGACGAATTAGGAATTTCAAGCAACGGTTGCTCTTCATCGATTTCTTTCCACCACGAAGCAGTTCCAACTACTAATAATGACGGCTTCTGGATTGTTCCAGGTGTAATATGATAACGACCCGGCTGAATAGTTACTTTTGTTTCAAGAATATCTTTATTAAAAATAGAAACAATAGTACACTTATCCATTGGATTCGTCGGACCCGGAATAGTTTTCCGACGTTGTTCCGCAATACTCAAAATACCCATTAATTGTTCCTCTCACTTCCGATTAAACTTGGACCCGTATATGCTACGGATTCACCTGTCTTAGTACTACCACCTAATGATGATTGATCACCAAATAATTCAAGAATTAAACCATCTACAGTTTTCTTTCGTTCAGCCAAATATGCTTCCTGACTATTTTCAGGATCATTATATTTCTTTAGATTACCAGTCCCATGCATTGCCGCATGAACTGTATTAATAATAAACTTACATGCCTCTATTTTTGGGGGAAGATAATTTCCATTTTTATCTTCAAACGTCCAGAGATTTTCGTATGAAGTTTTATTTCCGGCTAATTCATCAATATTGTCTTCAGGAACACCCACAAGATGTTCCAAAATATATTTAGATTGAATCCACTGTTTATATTTTGGAAGAATTCTAACTTCCGGTCTAACTAATAATGTACCCTTATCAGAGTATTCAGTCAGTCTCTTCTCATATTGATCGTCAGAAAAGACAACTCGCCACATTGGTCGCAATGAAGCTGTATCAATACCGAATAAATCGGCGAGTTGTTTATTAATCTCAGTAATTGTTTCAGGTAATTCCATTATCTTATCCTAATTAGTGGCGTGATTAAAGTGATGCGCTCCCCCACTACTCTTAATCCAGATTAATATCCTTGTTAGGATGATATCTGGAATTAAAAGATTTAAGTAATTGCCCCTGCTGTTCCATAATACTTTTTGGTAACAGGATCATAGTAAAGCAAATTGGGCAATAATGCAGTCAAAACGACAGCATTAGCGATATTACCAGTATCCAATAACGTCGAACCAGTATCAGGAACTAACACAAGTTCATGATAACCTTCCTGCACGGGTTCAGCGTGTTCAGGAATAGCTGGATCAATACTTACTGGAATGAGAGTGCCAATCCACTTAATCTGAGTGGCACCAGTTAAGAAAACCATCTTTGTTAATGGTTTAATTGTAAGAGCCTGAACTAAACGTTGTGGAGTAGCATTTTTTTCAGACTGTGGCGAGGCGAAGTTAAACGCCTGTAATTGAGCCGCTGCGGGTTCTGGCATTTTAATTTTCTCCTTGAATTAAAAGAAATTAATTGTAGCCAGCAGGGATAGCAAGATTGTCAATATATGCAGTCGCGGCTGGATTATTGACAAAGAATTGCATACCACAGACCATGTAGAAAATATCCGCAGCAGACACGCCACCAGATGACGAACGAATTTCGAAGATTCGTCGTCCATCAGTCATATAGAATCCAACTGGTAAGATTTCGCCACGTCCCCAAACTTCATCAGAGACGAAATCAATACGAGTTTTATTCCAGCTAAATGAAGGTTTATCTGGCGCACCGGCAAATTGCATCCGGTCAAAATACATATCCAGATTACCTTCACTCTGATTCTTATTCTGCTGTTGAATCATAATAACAGCCTGCCCAATATCTTCATACGCTTGTTTTTGACAAGGATGAAGCCACGCATTAGGCTTGAAGTTATTATCAATTCCAACTCGATTACCAATCTTGTTAATTGCTAACCTTGGAAGCGGTAAACTAAGAGCACCGCCACCACCATTAACACGATTGGAACGAATTTCAGGAGTTGCAGCACGGCTAAATCCTAACCAGCTTCCAACAGAAGAATTCGAATGCTGATAAGGAATACCATACAATGCAGGAAGTGAAAGGGGAGAAGTAATACCATCTGTAACCAACAAATCTGTCGCAGTAGCGCCAGTAATTGCTGGAGTTACATCAATGACACTATTTTCCACGTCCCACTTGGTAATCTGACCCTTACCCCGGAAGGTTAAAAGATCAGCAGAATACACTTGAACTGTCTGTCCGTAGCGAACAAGTCTCGCTCCGAAATCAGCAGTTAAAGTATACGTATCGACTCCAGCAGCAGTAGAAACTGAATCAACGGTGCCAATGACACCATCTCCAGCTTGCATTAACTGTGAATCGATTTGACGCCGTAATTCATCTAATGCGGTCGCGGTTAATCGCTTAACGGCATTCGCAATAGCTTTACGGTCCTTATCAGTAGCCCACTGGACTAATTTGGTATATTCAATATTCTCGGAAACGAATACTGAATTTAATACCGCTTTATCCCAAGTAGGACCACCACCACGACCTAAATCACCACCATTAGGATCAAAATACTGGAAACTGCCTCCAGGTCTAATCTCTAATGGAACTCGCATGAGTCGCTGTGACATAACTTCTACGTCGCGCTTCTTAATATTCGCGTAGAACTTATCATCACGTTCGAACAGCACGCGAATCTTAGGAATGACTTTCTCTAATTCAAGAGCGTCAACCTGTTGTTCGACTACTGCCATCTTTTGTCCTTTAATTCTATTTAAAGAATTAATCCTGCATTAAGAAATCAATTGAACGCATTCCTTTCGGAATATCTGACGCGCTCTTAATCTTGCCATTACTTCTGGATGATGGCTCATCTTTTGATTTTGATCTACGAGCAGGCGTAGATTCCTTTTCCTCTGTCACTACTTCTTCATCATCATCACGGACGCGCTTACCCATACCTTTTAAAGCTTCATTTCGGGCCTTTTTAATGACTGCAGGCAGCAGTGTTTTTGCTTTAGAAAGGTATGCTCGTTTAATAGTATCAATTGAAGCAGCAGAAAAATTCGTCTTTTCCGCTTGCTGCCACAATTTATCAATAATTACTGTGAATCGGCTATCTTTCTTAATCAATCCCTCAAGAACTTCAACTGCATCACGAGTAGCATTCTTTCGAACATACTCGGTCATTGATTCTTTAGGATCAATATTCTGAGAGATAGTAGATTTCAGAACATTATTGACTTTAGTATTCAATTCGCCTTTTGAAGTTTCAAAGGCACGTTCGATAAATTGTTTCTCTCTATCACTAACTTTATCGTCGTTCGATTTAACATCAGGTTCATTTACAGCTAATTTAACTGGCGCTTTGAATTCAGACGTGCCGAATACAAATTGATTCAATAAACTAGCAGCAGCACGTAATCCATCATTCTCACTACGACGAGCTTCTTCAACCATAGCAACAATCGTATGCTTAATTGTGTTTCCTAATACGTGATGATATGCACCCTCGTCTACTTTCGCGAGAGTAGTCATATAATCATCAGCAATTTTCGCGAACGCTTTCGGATTTGATGCTTTAACTGCTTTAAGAATAATTTCGGTATTACCAGTTTCTAAATCTTTCTCAAATGATTCGAGAGTCTGATTATTTTCTATGGCAGTCTTAGCATCTTCAATAGTTGGAAAAATTTCCGTGAACTGTTGCTCACGATAATACGCCTTCTCAAGATAAGGAAAATCTTTAAATAAGGTCGGATACTTCTTGAGAATTTCAGCCCGTCGAACAGGCGTAGTTAATTCAAGTTGTTCCTCAGTTGGTTCAGTTAATTCTTCTTCTAATAAACTTAATTCGTCAGGTTCAGTTTCTTCATCTTCATCGTCTACTTCAGTTTCATCATTGGATTCGGGTTCTTTAATTTCCTTCTCTGGTTTAACTGATTTGTCAGATTTAACTGGCTTATTTAAATCAATTACTTCTGGTTTATCATCATCAGTATTAAGA